CCGATACCACGAAAGTCACGCCTCGACGGGACCTGTTGCAGACCGACTTCCAGGACATCTGGTGGGTTGGTGATCGGGCAGACGGCGGTATGGTGGCTGTGTGCCTGAAAAATGCTCTGTCTACCGGCGGATTTTCGCTCCAGACCACCAAAAATGGCAAGGGCCAGGTCTCTGTGGAGCTGACCGGCCATGTGTCCATGGACGCACAGGACACCATGCCCATGGAATTTTACTCTGCAGGTCCGGAGGAAAGCACCTGATGAGACTGTCTGATATCAAGGGTGAGCGGACGCTGGACGTGATCGCCGATATTATCGATCCGATTGCCAACATTGCGGAGGATGAGGTGGCGTCTGATCTGTTCAAGCGAGAAAAGCTGCCGGAAGGCATGACGGCCAAGAAATTCCTGTTGCAGAGGGCAAGAAAGGCCGCTCCTGCCCTCCTGAAGGGCCACAAGGGCGACATTATCTCAATCTTGTCCACCATCGAAGGGACCACTCCAGAGGCATACACAGGCACGCTGAACCTCGTCAAGCTCATCAAGGACACCATTGATCTGCTGACCGACGAAACGTTCACAACGCTTTTTATATCAGCGCAGAGCGGGGATTCCTCTGGCTCTGCGCAGGAGAGTACCGAGGCCCCCGGAGCGTAAAGGCTTTTTCCCGGTACGTCTTTGCACGGTTTGAACAAGACGCAAAAGACAAGGCGTACCGGGTTTATATGACTGACGTGTTAAAAATCCTTGCGGAAAACTCTGCGAGATATGCCGGCGGCAGTTACATGAAGTCAAGATACTATGACCTGATTCATCCAAAGCCGGAAGAGACTAGAACTCCGGAAGAAATCATCGGGAACATGAAAGAGAAAATTGCACGGATAGGGGGTGAAGACGCTGAATCTGTTTGATTTATTTGCCCGCATCATTTTGGATACGAGTGATTATGACGATAACCTGGACGAAGCCAGCAGAAATACAGAGTCGTTTGCGGAGAAGATGAAAAATGGACTGTCCACAGCTGCAAAAGTAGGCGCTGCCGCTCTGACGGCTGCTGCGGCTGGCGTGGCTGCTCTTACCAAGTCTTCTATAGATCAGTACGCAGAGTATGAGCAGCTTGTGGGCGGCGTGGACACCCTGTTCAAAGAGGCGTCTAATACCATCCAGCAATACGCCTCAAACGCATATAAGACCGCTGGTGTATCTGCCAATACATATATGGAGCAGGCCACGGCATTTTCCGCTTCCTTGATTCAATCTTTAGGCGGTGATACTAAAGCGGCAGCAGAGTACGCCAATCAGGCCATCATGGATATGAGCGACAACGCAAATAAGATGGGTACGGACATTGAATCCATCCAGCAGACGTACCAGTCTTTGATGCGAGGAAACTACGCCATGCTGGACAACCTGAAACTGGGGTACGGTGGCACAAAGTCCGAACTGGAACGCCTGGTTGCGGATGCAGAGGAATTGACCGGACAGGCATTAGACCCATCTAAATTCTCCGATGTGATTACTGCTATCCATGCGGTGCAAGAGAACATGGGAATCACTGGCACTACTGCTAAAGAGGCCGCAACAACCATTGAAGGCTCTGTCGGGATGATGAGAGCAGCGTGGGATAATCTGCTTGTCGGCATTGCAAATGATAACGGAGACCTAGGAAGCCTTACATATGAATTTGCGGACACTGTCGAAACTGCGCTAAGTAATATTCTTCCAAGAGTAAAAATAATTTTGGGCGGAATTGGGCAAGTTATTGCAGATATGGGCACAATAATTGCTCAGACGCTTCCTGAAATGATTTCCACAGTTTTACCATCGCTTATCAGCGCCGGGGCGCAGCTTCTTGTGGGTCTGGTGGCGGGCATTATCAGCGCTCTTCCCCAACTGGCGGCGTCTGTTCCGGAAATTGTTTCTGCCCTATACACAAGCATTGTTTCCGCTGGGCCGCAGTTGGCAACAGCAGGCACACAGCTGCTCTCTATGTTCACAAGTGGAATCGAAACCGGAATTCCGGATTTAATTTCCAGATTGCCGCAGATCATAGAAGGAATCCTGAATTTCATTGCAGAAAATCTCCCATCTATCTTGGACATGGGCGTTCAGATTTTGACTTCTCTGCAAGATGGAATTATAAACTCCATTTCGTCTCTTGTTTCGTCTCTGCCGCAGGTTATCTCCGCCATTACTGGGTTTATAGCAGATAATCTCCCAGCCATTGTGAACGCCGGAATTAGCGTGCTTGTAAACCTTGCATCCGGCATTGTATCTGCTATCCCACAGTTGGTTGCTGTATTGCCACAGATTATCTCTGCCATTGTGAACGGTATTGGAAATC